TGTAATCAACTGGATTGTAGATGACGCTTATCTTGTTTAAGGGAACGCCATATCTTGCGTGTATTTCGTGCTTTTCGTGTTGAGCTATACTGATGTACTCCTTGATGCTTTCGTGCTTTACAGGTCGCTCTAAATCGAAATAGACGCTATGTATCGTCGCGACCTTTGGCGTTTGTGGGAATAACGCACACAAGTAATCAGTGACTTGCTTATGCTGGACGTGGATGACGTTGTAGGCTTCGCGACCTGTCAACTCTGCAAATGGTTTGATCAGCACCCCTGCCATCTGCGCCTCGGCAGTCATCGGGTAGTCCATGTATGGTGACGTGACCGTGACCTTATGACCCATCGCCTTCAATCCCTTCGCTACCTGCAAGACGTAAAGTTCCGAACCTGTGTACTGGCGGAAGAACAATGAGGCTATCAGTATGTTCATGGCTTTTGTTTAATTGGTCGCGCCGGGTTGCCATACGCAAGAAAGCCATCGGGAATATCGCGGGTGACAACGCTGCCTGCACCTACCAAAGCATCAACCCCGATACGAACTCCGCAGATGATTGTGCTGTTGGCCCCAATGCTACACCCCTTGCAGAAGTATGTTGACCTGAACCTACCGTTGTTCTTCCAGTCGCCAAAAACGCTTGGATAGTAGTCGTTTGTCGTCACCACGTTCGGCCCGATGAAAACATCATTGCCAATGATGCAGCCGTGATATATGAGCGCGTGATTTTGGATTTTGACGTTGTTGCCAATTTGCACTCCTGTGTCAATGTGCGCACCTTCACCGATGACACAGTTGTCGCCAATCTTGGAACCAGTGCGGATGTGTGCAAATGCCCAGACCTTGACGTTCTCGCCAAGTTCTACGCCTTCTTCTATAATTGCGGTTGGATGTATCATACTGCAAATTTACTACATAATCACGTACCTACCCCCAGCGTTGGCGGATAGCTTGTTCAAGGCGACGTAACGCACCGCGTCAATGGCGTGGTTGTACCGGTCAATCGGCACTCCCAACGACGCGCCCGTGCGATCCGTGTCCCAAGTGTAGTTCCTCAACTCCTTGATCAGGTTCGTCGATTCACGCGTCACGAGCATCGGCTGCCGCTTCAGGATGTCGATGCTGTTTCTGATGCTGTCTGCGCCCTTCGTCGCCGGGTGGATGTTGAAGCCAAGGCGATGCACCTCTTCGATGCTCTTGGGTTCAGCACTGTCAGCGATGATCGGCCACGACCTGCCGATGCCCAACTTCCGTAAATGTTCAGCGATGTCTTGATTGGTCAAGCCTGTGCTGTACATTAGCTCATGAACCAGTACTGCACTGCCACGCTTGTAAACGGCCACCACCGCCGTAGGGTCATTCGTGTATCCCCAGTCCAAGCCGATGGCGACCAGCTTGTCACCAGCGAAGTCGATGCCGTCGACCTGCTGCCAGTCGTCAAAGACCACGCCCTGCAATGATCCGACCTCACCCAAGCCGTAGACCTTCCACCAGTTCGCCCAGTACGTCGATGTCGCCGCCTTGACCTGCGCCGCTTCGATGTCGTCGCGGATCGTCGCCGGCAGCGCCTCGTTGTCGCGGTATGTCAGCACCAGCAACTCACTGTCTTGCTCGGCTAAGACCTCCGTGTGCGCCCAGAACTCCGACACCGGGTTGAAGTCGATGTAGATGGCTTCGCTCGTTCTGATGGCCAGCTGATGGTACGCCTCAAACTCGATGTTGTTGGCCTCGTTGATGTATAGCACCTGCCGCCGTGCGCCGCGTAACTTAGCCTCCTGGTCTGCGCTGAAGAATTCAATCGTGCTGCCGTTGGCGAAGGTGTAGGTTAGCAGCGTCTTGTTCCAGCCTTCGTCACGCCAGCGGTTCGTCCACTGCATGACCTTGCCAAAGTCCTTCATCGCACCACGTCGCAGGTGCGGGATTGATTCAGATACGACGCTGATCTCGGTCTTGGCCTTGGCTGCTATGTGGATCAGCACTGCGAGGATGGCGATGGTTTTTCCGTTCCCCCACCAGTTGCCCAGTGGGGGTCAACATCCAGCAGATGTTCCGCCCTGAATCACCTTCTTCCGAGCGGCCACCTGCCGAATGCGTTTAATTGCAGTGGTATATTTAAACATATTGCCATTTAAATCCATAAGCAGTTTGATATTTCGGCTTGTTTTTGCAACACCCAATAATGCCAACTGAATTATAGCCTATTTCTCTTTTAATTTCTTTGATTGAATTCCAAACTTTAATTGGTTTCATATCGGAAACGCTTAATTGCATTACTTTTTTACTGCATTTAGAATCTGCGCCTCTTGTGATTTTTTGCAACCCTTTTGCAAAGGCGTGCTTTTGATTTTGTTGCGTAGTTAACCATTCTAAATTATCAATGCAATTGTTTTGCTTATTGCCATCAATATGATTGACTTCTTGTGTTTGTGCGTTTTCTATTGGCAAAAATGTAATTGCTACTAACCTATGCACTGCATAATGCTTTCGCTGTCCATTCTTGAACAACTTACAACCTAAATAACCATTTGTTTTTACCCTTATTCCGATAGCACGTTTTGTTGCAAAAGCAGGGTTAGTGCTTTTTCCATTGCCTAAACTATACACAATACCAGTATCGGTTATAGTGTACAAGCCTTCGTATCCAATTATGTCTTTTTCTTTCATAGCACAAATATACAATAGTTTTGCATAGTTGCACCTCCTTGCTGTTGTGTACTTAAAACTCAATCTAATTGCTTAATCTTCTCGATGTAAACCGCCGCATCCATCAACTCCTCCTGCAAGTGTTGCAGCCACTGCATCATCGTCAGGTCATCCCTCTCCATCGTTGTGCCGTACTTCTCCTTGCCCTTTTCTGCTCTTGTCCTAAGTTGGGCAACAACGGCTTCGGTGATTGCGTCAGTCATTGGTGACGTGGTTGATGCGTGCCTGTGCTATTGCGACGTACTCGGCCTCGCGTTCAATGCCGATGAAGCTAAAGCCTTCGAGTGCCGCCGCTTTGCCTGTGCTTCCTGATCCCATAAACGGATCGAGGACAAGTCCATCGGGTGGCGTTACGAGCCTGCACAGGTATCGCATCAGGTCGGTGGGTTTGACGGTGGGGTGGTGGTTGCGTGCAGGTGACTTAACACTACCATATTTGCCGCACACATCATCTCCGTTTGGGTCATTCGTACCGCCGCCACCTGTTGTTTGTTTTACCTCCAACCCCTCACACCCCTCATCCCTGTCGCGTTTGCTTGCCTTGGCGCAGTAGAAGAACCGCGCGGCGGAGCCTGAATCGCCATAGGTTTCGGATAGCGGGTGTTCTTCATCAAACTTGCCGTAAATGCCATTTGGAGAGCCGTTTGTTGTTCTGTTATTCCAAGGCCCCATTTTACCACTCTTGGTATCAGGAAACAACCCCACCACCTCCTCGCTTCCATCGTGGATGAAGTTGGCAGGCCAGCGGCCTTGACTATGTTGTTTATAAGGATTTCTATTTACATCTTTCCATCCTGATGCTGTTATGGCATTCTCCTTTCTCTTAAAATCAATTATTTCCTCCGTCCCCACCCTACACCCATCCACGTTAATCGCACCCGTGCCGTGTTGTAGGACGTTCTCCGCTACCGTGCCAATCAGCGGCTTCCGCGCCACCGTTATCGGCTCAAGTGCGGGTTTTAACGCAGTGCCCCAGCCTTGCCATTGCTTCGCTTCGGGGGTGGCGGGGTTAGTAATAAATTCAACTTCACCGATACTTGCATTCATAGGTGCGTTACTTCTGCTGGCATTATTCGCCCGTTGTCGCCGTTCCCCCACCACCTCACGCTCGGCAAAGTTCTTGCTTTCGACACTTCGAATGTCTGCTTCACGTTCTACCCATTCAGGAATCTCGCCAAGCAAATGACGGCAAGCCTCCAAATGCTCACGGGTCATTATTGCGGGTTGACTTGCTGCCGTAGTGTAATGCCCACCCATATTTGTTTGGGTCGCCTCGTCAATCTGCTTTGATGTGATACCCGTTGACCTGACCCACTCCGTGAATCGGTATCGCCTCGCCTGTTGCTCTTGCGCTGCATCCATCTTATCAATCGCCTTGCTCACATCCAACGACTTCGGAAACCCCGACCCGTACACCCAAGCAATCATATCCCTTATCTCAAACCCCGCATCCTCAATCCGCACGGCCATTCTATGCTGCGTCCTCGTCCCCGCAAAGGCCAGCAAGTGACCACCGGGCTTCAACACCCGAAGGCACTCCGCCCACACCTCGACACCCGGCACATCGTAGTCCCACTTCTTACCCATGAACGACAGGCCATACGGCGGATCAGTAACAACAGCGTCAACGCTGCAATCAGGCATAGCACGCAAGACCTCGATGCAGTCGCCGTGTATTAGTTCAGTCATTGAATAGCGGCTGTTCGATGTGTACGATGCTTTCCACTTCTTGCTTCGGCATTCCGTACACCCGCGATAGCAAGGTTTCAAGGCTGTAAAGCGTTCCCTTCTCAATTGATTTGCGCATTGCTGATGCGATGGTCTTCTCCAATATCGTGGCCTTCGGATTGTCCCATACCTGCTTTAATTCGTCAACGGTCATCGCCATCATATTCTGAATCGTGTCGTTGATTTCGGAACGCTTGTAGCCTTGGTCAACCAGCAGGGTCACGTACTTACGCGGCCTTCCGTTGGGGTTGCCTGACTGCCCTT